GCTTTAGGTTCTAGTAAAGCTACATAGCTTAAACGTACTTTTCCGGTTACTACTTTAGTTGTGTTTTGTGTTGTTGTCATAATTAATTTCTCCTATTCAAAATCTTTAATAGCTTGTTCTAAGCTATTAATTGCTGTGCGTTTATCCTTTTCATGGACAAGTACAGGTTTACCCTGTGGTTTATCAATATACTCAGAGAGCAATTCTGAGAAGGTCGTTTTACCTACTAACTTCTCAAGGGCTCCCATTGCAAGAAGTTCTTGCGGTTTATAGATGTCATCAAAGCCTTCTTCTTGAAGAAGTTCAGCAGCTTTTTCTTTGTTTGTAATAATTCGGTTACTTCTACCTTCGACTATCTTATAACCTGGTATTTCTTTACCTTGTAGGGCTTGAGTGAGGGCATAAGCTTCAACGGATTCAACCCATTTCTTAATCTCTGTAGCATGATCCAAAATGTCTTGGATAGCTTCATCAGTTAAATAGATGGGCTCTTGATAATCATAGCGATCAATAATTTCCCAATTCTGCTGAGCTCTTGGAACAAGTTTGGCTGCAACTGGTGACCATTGTAGAACCTTAGCATTTAAGTCCCATTCACCAATCCCTGCTTCTGCTTGGGCGGCCATTGGCCCAACTACATTATTTGCCCAATAAAGAAGTTCCTCGACAAAGATTTCAACAGAACTGACTGAGTCAAGCCTTGGCTGAATGATTGTCATTTTAATCTTGTCAAAATCATAGATCATGTCGTAGGCAGCATAAGCGCCAAGTGCATAGAGACCCATTTGTGGGTTTTGGTTAGCAGAAACAGGCATCCCCTTGCCATACTTCAAGTCAATAATTTCAAGGGTGCCTTCAGTTAAAATAACAACGTCTGACGTCCCAAAACCGTTTGGTACCCACTCACTGAAATCAACCCGCTTTTCAAGGTCAATCTCTGCTTCGTCATAAGAGTTGAAATGTTCCATGACAATGTCTGTATAGAGCTCTGTCATTTCTTCCATTTCCTCATTGTAGAAATCTGAGTTTTCCTTAAAAGCTTTAATTAGCTGATTGTATTTTCGCTTATTAATCTTTCCAGATTTCCACATGAGCTTGATTTCTGATAACTCATGGGCGCTTGTTCCTTCTTGTGTGTAGACGGTGTCTCTGCTTGGAAAGTCTGCTTCTAACCTTGGAAGCATAGGGCAATATAGCCATCTGTGAGCGCTAGAAGCTGACAGTAAGGCGTGATTTTCAACTGGCATTAGAGTGCCTCCAATTTCTCCACAAATTCTTCAAAGCTTTCTTCAGGGATTTCTGTTACCTTATGAATACCCATTTTAGCTAGAATTTCTTTGATTTCTTTAGACTTGCCTTCCCCGGCTTTTGCGCTGGCCATTTTTCGGATTTCAGGCATTGTGAGAGTATGCTTAGGGTCATCAACAGCCTCTACTTCCTCTTTCTTTTCGACCGGCTTCTTCTTTGGGGCAACAGCCTTAGACACCTCTTTAGCCTCAACCTCTACTTCTTTGGGTTTAGCGCCTCCTAGTGCTTCTCGCATTGACCCAAACACTTCCTCAAGGCTATTGCCTTTAAATGTTAATTCAATCATTGTTTTTCTCTCTTTCTGTGATATACTGTAGGTGAATAATATTTACATGAGACGGTGTCCTAAGCCGTCTTTTTTGATGCAATCAATAGCCTCACCTCCCCAACCTTGTTTTGATGTCAAGAATATCTCTTGTAATTTCTGACCGATAGTAAGGACTATTGTGAAGCCCATCTTTAAAATCAGGATTGTCAATACAGACTTCCATATCCTTATCTTCGTCATATTCATAAATGTAAGGATTGTCAATAATATTAAGCTCCCGATCTAAATGTTCCAGGGCATATTCTAAGTATTTTTCTTCCAAAGTTTCCTCCTCAAATCTCTATTTTCAGCTTCAAGTTTCTCAACTATATTAATGAGCCTATCTATTTCAGCTCCTAGTAATTTTCCGAGATCATCTTTATTCATAGGCTTTATTTTTAAATGTTATTATGATGTCATCTGACTGACACCGAGGGCAACTAAGTAATGGATATTCAGAAGTTTCACTGAATTCATGATCACAATCGCCACACTGATACTCTCTATAGTAAATTGTCATTGAAGCTCTCCATTTCTTCTTTTAATATAATTTGGTCATCAAAGTCGAGCCTGTTCATAGCATAGTCAAGGTGAGACTTCTTTATAAACCCGGCTTGAATCATAATGTCTAATAAATTTGCTTTAGCAATTACCGCTTTTACAAATCTAGAAAATTCTTTCATCATATTAATGTTTCTCCAAATCCCATACGCTTGTTGTAGTCGTTTTTACTCTGTTCCCATCCATTATTTTGGATAGTCCACTCTTGTTTTTGTTCTTCTTCTGGTTTTGTAAATAGCCAATTAAATAATTTCATTTGTTTATGCTCCTTAAAAATCGTTGGACGTCTTGCAAATCGTAAGTGTACTTGCCACCTTTTACTTTTTGGTGGTATCTAAATTTACCTTGATCACGCCAATTTTCTAAAGTAGTTCTACCCCATCCAGTTATTGTTTGGAGTTCTTTAATGCTGACCCAATCAACTTGTCTACGTTGTATTGCTACTTCTTCTGCAATCAGAGCCTTTAATTCTGACCTACTGATTGTGATGACATCATTCATTGATTAATACCTCTCTTTCTGGTATAATTAAATATATTAATATTTGTGTGAGTCACTGTTCCTGCAGTGGCTTTTTTGCTGTTATCTAAATTCGTCTAGACTAATGTCTAATGCGTCAGCCAACTTGACCATATTCGGCCAAGATAGATTTTTTATTTTGCCACTTTTTAAGTCACTGAAATGACTTTTGTTAATATCTGATAAATTTGCCAATTTGTTCATGTTGAGATTTCTCTCAACCATCATTTTTTCAATTTTCTTCCACATAATTTTATATCGAAATTTCAATATATTGTGTTTTATCTAAATAGACATACACAACATGTTGTGTTTTTCGTTCCTTTCTGATATAATTATTTTATGAGTAAAACCTTTACACTCTTTTATTCATAAATTAAATAGAAAGGAGAAATAATATGGCTGATTTGTTAAAACCAGGGACAGATAATCAACCTGCTGGTAGTTATGTTGAGGTAGGTCCAAGAGGTGGTGCTGTTTCTGGCGGAAGAACCGTGCATATTGATCGTGGAGATCGATTACCTCCAACTCAAGAGGCTGGTCGAAACTGGACCAAGTTATAGCACATCATGCGTATCATATCTTGATACGCTTTTTTGATATACAAAACACTTTTTTAAATAAAGCAATTTGAATCCAACTTTCTGCATACCGTTGACCTTTTTCATTGTATTTTGTTATGTAGTGATTTATCATATTTTCTCCTTAGTGATATACACTTTGATTTTTCATATACGCTCCACGATATGGATTGCTTTAAACTTCTGGATATCGTCTAGGAACTTCATCAATTGAAAGAACTTTGTCTTTTGGAATTTTATTTTTTGTTAGAATCGCTTTAGCAAATTTATCAGAATCTATTGTTAAATCAATAGGTTCTTTTTTTTCAAGAATTTCTAACCGTTCAAAAATATTCATAAATTTTGCTTCAATGTTTTTTAGTTCCAAAGTTGTTAGTTCCATGTTTTTTTCTCCTTAATAAATTTTTCCAGATTGTTGAATAACTGCTCCATAATATGGATTGCGTTTGGGGATTTCAACTTTCTCTTTGGTTTCAATTGTGATTGTGTTGCCTGACTTGAGTAGCATAATCATCAAAGGTAATAATATTGCTATTACAGTCAGACTTTGTGCGATTGTTAGTTCCATGTGATTCCTTTCTGTATGATTTAAAATCATATGGTGAGTAAATTTTTAAGCCCCGAGAATATCGCTGGCTTTTACGTTAAACTCATGACATAATCTAACTAAGTGAGTACCTCTAATTGATTCGATGTTTTGTTCCCATCCAGCTACTGTTGACTGTGCTACATTAAGCTTTTTAGCTAGTTCGGTTTGTGACATCTTACCGTTTTTAGCTCGCAATTCTGCGATAGTTATTGTTGGCTCTCCCAAATTTTTACCTCCTTTCTAATGATTAAGAATCATTTCGTTTTGTTGATAAATTAATAATACATGATTTAAAATCATATGTCAACAACTTTTTTGATTTTTTATCATATTTTTTTATTTTTTATCGGTTTTTCATTGATTTAAAATCATTTCTACTATATAATGTACTTATAAAACATCAAGGAGAAAAATAATGGTTTCTAAAGAAGTTTTCCCAGAAGTTGGGCGAAGAATTAAACAATTAAGAGAATCTAGAAATATTGAACAACTTGAATTAGCTGAACTAATGGGTTACAAATCTCAAAGTACAATTTCAAAATGGGAAAGTGGAACTAATCTACCTAATGGTGGGAAACTTGTTAAGTTAGCGAAGGCACTCAATACTACTACTGATAATATCTTGTTTGGTTCTGAAATAGAACAAAAAGAAGAAACTATCGACTTAAAAGAAACACCTGCCAAAAGAGTGGCTTTTGACGGACGTGAATTTGATGAAGATGATATGGATTTTATGAACTCAGTAATGGAATCTTATTTTAAAAATAAATATAAGGATTAG